TCAAGCGAACGCCGTAAGTATGTACCTGTGACAACTCCACGCTATACCGATGAACAGATTGGTATGTACAAGATCTATGAGATTGTGTTGTGCAGGGGCATCCAGGCAACGATCCGTGACATTTATGTGCGTATCTTTCGTTATATTGATGACGAAGGTGAGGAGCAGTTTGGCAAGTATCTCTCTTTTCGTATGCACGAGAAAGAGTGGCAAGCCGTTGACGTAACTTTCGAGGAGATCGAAAAGCTGAACGGTGAGATCAACTTTGAATATGGAGGCAAGTATGCCAAACCAAAAGTTTAAAATTGGAGATTGGGTGATGGACACGTACTCAGGTAAATCTGGGCGTGTAACTGCGGTCAATCTATCTGAAACAGACGTTGATAATGAGCCTAACCCTACGTGGTATTACAGTGTAGATAAGTTTGGTTGGCTATTTGTTCCTGAAACCGATTTGGAGGCACTATGATTAAAGTAACAGAAGTAACTCACAAAGATATTGGTCGTGTAATCCGTATTATGAACCCCAGAGAGGGTGCTGATTCTATCCCAGGTACTGAGGACTTATTCCTTGTTGTGGGCGTAGATGACCTGGGACGCTTGCGGTTCAAGCACATCGAAGGCACATACCGTGGATGCGAAATAGAGTTTTTGGCTATCGATGAAGACTCTCATCATATTGTCTGGGAAGGTAGCCTGCTAAGCTACGCAGCAATCCTGCAACAACGCTTTGCAGATGCTTGCGCCTTTGCTCAAGTAGAGGATAGTATGGAGTTTGTTGATAAAACAGACGCTGACTGGTGTTTGCAAGGTAACGTTGACCTATTCTACATTGAAGATGGTGAGATTTACTCTTATGATCGTGCAAGTCTTGTAGATTCTGATGAAAATTACCACAAATACTATGTTGACAATGGTTGTGGTGACGAATATTATGTTCTCTTCTCTGTGAAGAACAGAAAGGATACATTGGATGACGATTATTAAACCTGTATCCTGCCGCCAGGCAGGATTTGATCTGAATCACAAGCCACTATGGATCGTACTGTTGGAAGATGGAACAGATCTTTCTTGGGTGGAGGGTGATAATTTCGTGATGCAAGCTAAAACTGAAACTGTCTTTGGAAGAAAAAGACACTTTCGTGAAAAAACCTCTTGCTCTAAGTACCTTACTCTCGTAAAGTATGCAGTAAGAAAACACAATCAACCTAAATGTTAAGGAGATTATTATGAATATCGAACTGTCTGCACTCTTGGCTACTACTCTTAGTACCACACTTATTCGTTTCACTGACACAGGCAGTAAGCCTAGTCTTCGTAACGTCACTGTACACAGTGAATATAAGGTGGAACGCTTCCTTGTACCAGGTATGAATACCTCTATCACTGGAGTAATAGTAGATTCCTATGGCGTAGAATTCTACAATGACAAACAGGAAATTGTTTGTATCGATCTCACTGATGGCAAATCTACTTGGATTATGCGTAATGTTGATACTGGTGAGATTATTACCTCAGAAGACGGTAAGGCCCAAGTCGAAAGTGAAGATGCTGTCTCAGCTATGATGAAAGTCGTAGGTGAGATTGTGGCTGCATCCGGTGACGTTGAGATCCAACAACTTCACGATGAAACTGTTCTTGCCGTAAAAGGTATGACAATGGCTCAGGCTCAGGCACATTTTGCAAGTAAACTGCTGGAGATTCTCTTGAGCGCGGATTCGGATGAGATCAAACCAGGCGATACCGTGAAATGTGTTCGTTCTGAGCATTTGGGTGATCTTTTCTACGAAGTAGGTAGCGTTTATACCGTAGCCCGTGTTGACGTTGAGGGTAACTTTACCTTAGAAGGAACTATTACCGAAGAGCAAAACCGCTTCATTCCTTTAGAGGGCAATGTTTGGGCTTTTGAGAAGGTATAACTGTGCAAGTATTGAATTACTACAAGTGTGGTAAGGCGATACCAGAAAATGCGGTATATATCGCAAGAGGACAGCCCCACTTGGGGCTTCCTCACTCCAAGTTTGCAAATCCCTTTAAGATCACAGAGACTGATACACGAGAGATTGTTGTTGAGAAGTATAAAAAGTGGTTGTGGGAACAGATAAGGTCTGGTAAGATTACCTTAGAAGACTTACTTGAGTTGGAAAATAAAGATGTTTTGTGCTTTTGTGCTCCCGCCCCTTGTCACGGAGACGTTGTTGTGGCAGCGGTCAAATGGGCAAGACAGAAGTATGATAGCATTCACGGTCATTGGGATTGGTAAGGAGAAAATATGAGTGAAGTAATGATTTTTGATAGCCTGATTGGAACAGTTTTAACCAGGGCGTATGTTTCAGATACAGATGAAAATGAAGCCCTCCTATTAGAGCGCGAGATCGGCGGTACAGTTCGTTTTATGCACCATCAGTCTTGTTGCGAAAGTGTGTATATTGAGGATATTGAAGGAGATCTTGAAGATCTGGTTGGCTCTCCTATCCTTCAAGCTGAGGAAGTTACCGAGGACAATGAAGAAGCTGAATGCGGTATGTGGACTTTCTACAAGTTTGCAACTGCTAAAGGTCGTGTGACTATTCGTTTCTACGGCTCCAGTAATGGATACTACTCAGTCGGTGTATCGGTAGGTATCATCTGATGACTAAACAAGAATTGGTATTAGCTAAGGCTTATATTAAGATTCTGAACAAGTCTAAGGCCGCAAATGACAACGAGGGTGGCGATTATCAACGCGCCGCTACTCGTCGCTGGTGTTAATTTAGAGTAAGGGGAAAGTATGAAATATTTATCTGAATCAGTTTTATCTAAAATGGATGTTAAACGCCTTGGCGCATTACGTCGATCTGTTCTTGCACATATTAACCGTTGCGAGAAAGATGGTGTGTGGTGTTGTGAGAACAAGTGCCAGTGGGTAGAGGATAAATACCATACTTATCCCAACAAGAACGCTGATTATGCATATCGGGATCTGGTCAACAAGTACTATGATGCTCAAGTTGATTCTCTGGTTGCTCTTGTAGAACTGTCTAAGGAAGATATCCGGCAAGGTCGTAGTATGCCTGCCTCTGAAGCCTTAGCACGTATGAGGGCTAGACGAGGCTAAGCATTTTCTTAATACGATAATCAGCCATTGACTAAATCCTATGATTGGGGTATAATGAAGGAATACCCCTTTAATGGGATCTTACCTTATATAAGGAATATCTTAATGGTAATTTTCGGACAACCCTATGGTAGTGGTGGAGGCGGCACTGTAACCCCGCCAGACGTTAGCGATCAAATTGCTGCGTACATTGCTGCACATCCTTTTTATCGTACATTCAAGTCTTGGGCAGAACTTAAAGCTGCTAAACCAACGGCTACGGGTGAACGAGTCTTTCTTTCTTCTTATAATGCAGTATCTGACGGTAGTTTCCACGGTAGCGGTTGGTTTACTGGTAACTTAGCTGGTAAGATTGCAGATGATGGTGGTGTTCACGCTGCCGATAGCGGTAAAACTTATTTCTGGCTACGTGAGAAAGAATATGACAAATTAGACGTTACCGACTTCGGTGCTATGCCGGGTGGAACTGTTGATGCTCAACCTGCTATCCAGCGAATGAATACCTTTGCAAATACATACCTGTCTACCCTCGGAATCCGTTTCCCTGCTGGTAGCTTCCTTGTATCTGGATGGGATTACTCTGCGACATATGTATCTAAGTTCAAAATGGCTGGCCCAGATGTAGAACTAGGTTATATGGCACTAACAACTCTGATCCTTGATGGTAGCGCAGACTACGCATTTAAAGTTCAGGCTCGTTACACAGAGATTACTGGTATCTTGGTATATGGACAGTACGATAAGAAAGTCAACACAATGGGCTTCTTCCGTAACATCTGTTCTGCTGGTCAGTACGCTCGTATCAAGTGTGTTCGCTTCTCCTATATGGGTGGTAAGAGCCTTAGCTTGATCGATACACTAGACACGAAGATTGATCAGTTCTACAGTAGCAATACGTATGATAGTGTCCTGGACGTGACTTACGACAATGCTACAGTAGGAAACTGGGATCACTCGACGGCACTAGAACTGAGCAACTTCAACCTGCAACACGGTTTTGGTACAAACGCTTCGATCTATGCGCCTCGTGCTACTCAGTGTTTCATCTACAACGGATGGATCGAGCACACCGAACACGCCGGAGACCTTTCTAACGGACAGTGGTTGATTGACGGACTCGACCTTGAGAACATTGATACTCCATTTGACCTGACTTACTGCCGTGCATCAATGCGTGGTATCAACCTAATCAACGCCAGTTTCAACAGAACTAACACAACTGTTAGTCAGTGGGCTTCTGGATATGACCAAGGAAACCGTCAGGACGAGGCTTTTGGTAGCGTTATCAACGGTACAATGAAAGCTAAATGGTATACTGGTGCTCTACGTGGAACTAACAATGCCAATGCAAACATTTGGTTGAACCTTGGTAGCTTCTATACACCGAACAACGGTGGTATCTGGGAGATTGAAATCATCTCTCGTCTGAGCTACAACTCAGTAGGTAGCGCAAACTATCCAGTACAATCAGACAGATCTCCTGGTAAGACTATTATCAACATCCAACGTGGTGCGGGTAACATTCCTATCGTGACTATGTATCACTTCGGTGCTACAGGTGTTACTGCGGCTCAATACGCAAACCAGCAGTATAACGAAACACTACCTGCTCTCTGGGTACAGTTTGGGCCTTATACTGGTGAATACGTCATTAACGTTAAGAGCACGTCTCCTACACGTTTTGATCAAGGTCAGTGTGCGCTGTTCACTGTAAGTGGTGCTACACAGTCTGCTTCTCCTGGTTTAAACGCTGTCGTTCCGCGTATGTCTTTACATAACGGTAGCGCTGGTGTAGGTGCTCAGGGCAACTTACTGGCGGTTAGTACTGCAACAGGTACACCAACAACCCCAGGCACAGCTTCAACACATATGCAGGTAGTTGTGAACGGTACTCCGTACTTTGTTCCTCTGTTCCTGTAATTGATATAATCCCCTTCTCTTCGGAGTTGGGGATTTTTTATTGACACAGCTTCCAAGCTAGTATAGTATGACCACAAATATTGACAGGAGGAAAAATGAAAACAATCGCTAAGGTTTTATTCGGAAGTAAACTTTATGGCACAGATACACCAGAATCAGATACGGATTATAAAGAGATCTTTGTTCCAGACGCAGAGAGCATCCTGCTAGGAACAGTAAAGAATCATATGAGTTACAACACAAGTAGCGACGATGTGAAAAATACGGCTGAGGACGTGGATTACGAAAGTTTCAGTCTGCGTTACTTCATTAACTTAGGCATCGAAGGCGAAACCTTAGCTCTTGATATGATCCACGCACCAGCTAACCGAGTGGTACACTCAGATCTTCCGGCAGTATGGGCAGAACTCCAAGCTAACCGTTCGCACTTCTATTCTACGGATATGAAATCCTACCTAGGTTATGTGCGTAAGCAAGCTGGTAAGTATGGCGTTAAAGGTAGTCGTATGGCTTGTCTTCGTCAGGTTATGGAGGCATTAGCAGCAGCGCCTTCTCATTCACCAGACCCTAAACACGAGGGTAAGCGCCTGCGTAAAACCCGTGTTGGTGATATTGCACATACACTACCTCTGAACGAATTCTGTGAGTGGACTGTTGATGAAAACCAACGTTCAGGCTTCCAGGATTTCTATGTTGTCTTGGCACGTAAGTTCCAGACCAGTGTATCTGTGGAAGAAATGCAGAACTCTTTACAGAAGACGTGGGACGACTACGGACACAGGGCGCGTCAGGCAGAACTGAATGAAGGTATCGACTTCAAAGCACTCAGTCACGCTCTGCGCGGTGGTTTGCAGTTGAAAGAGATTTACTCGACGGGTGATCTGGTGTATCCTCTTAAGGATCGAGAGTACCTGATCAAAGTTAAAGCCGGAGAGATCCCCTTCAAAGAGATTCAGGTTGCTCTTGAGGATATTGTTAGTGAAGTAGAAAAGCTATCAGTGCAAGCCAAAAAGAATGGTATGCAGGAAAAGGCTGATCCTACTTTCTGGGACAAGTTCATCCGTGAAGTGTATTTGGACGAGATTCTCAGTGTGTACGGCCCAAAATAAAGGTTGCATCTGGTAATCATACTATGATAACATCAGCTTTCTGGTGTTATCTTTTTAGAGTAATGGAGGAACAATGGAATTTACACCTACGGCACAACAAGTAGCTTGCTTGGAGTCCTTTAAGTTAAACCGATTCACAACAATTCAAGCCCGCGCCGGTACAGGTAAGACTTCTACGCTTAAACTGCTGGCTAGTACTACTTCGGATAGCATTCTGTATTTGGCTTTTAATAAGACAATGGCAGAAGAAGCTAAGAAGAAAATGCCGTATAACGTCCAGTGTCGTACACTCCACTCTGTGTGCTACCAAGAACTTCCAGCGTCTATGCGTCATAAACTTACTCGTCCAGAGGGCAAGTATGTTAACGTTGCAGGTACAGGCAGCGAGATTGCTAAGTACTTCAAGATCAAACCTTGGGCTGATAAACGTGGCAAAGTATTAATCACAGAAGCTATGCTTGGACTGCTGGTAAAACAGACCCTGGCTAAGTATGAGTTCTCTGATGCAGAACATATCACCCGAGATCATTTCCCTGGCACATTAGTTGAAGATTTTAAGAAGAAGGGTGTAAACATCCCTCAACTGGTCACAGACACAATCCGTTATGCTAAACAGCTATGGCGTGAGCGTACTGATACTAAGTCTCCGGTTATGATGACTCACGATACATACGTGAAACTCTATCAGCTTTCTGGTAAAGATCTGGGTTACGACATTATCTTTGGCGATGAGTTCCAGGATGTTAACTCAGCCTTCTTGTCCATTCTGAAAAATGCCGTGAGTGCTAAACGTATCGTGGTAGTTGGTGACGAATACCAGAGTATCTATCAGTTCCGAGGAAGCGTGAATATGATGACGGAGACTGCTACAATGGGCGCTGAGCTTCACTTATCTGCCTCCTTCCGCTTCGGGCCTAAGGTAGGTAAACTAGCAGAGGACGTATTAAAAGTTACTGCACAGGGTGACGTAGAAGTCGAAGGTCGTGGTTTTGATACCGAAGTAGGTAGTGGACATAGCTCTTTTGTGGATACAAATAAGCCATACACTATTATCTTCCGCAAGAATATGACAATGCTCTTAGCAGCGATGGATTTGATTGCAGATGGTATTGAAATTAATATGCACGTTGATACCCGAGACTTTGTTTCTATGGTAGATAGTGTAAATGCCCTTCGCCGTGGTGAAACAAACAAGGTTAAGCACGAAAGCATCCTACCATATGCAAGCTGGGAAGAATTTGTTGAGGGTGCAGAGTCAGACCCTGACGCTAAGCGGCTGCTAAACATCATCGTTTCCGGTAAAGCAGGTATGATTGCACAGACTTTGCGTAACTATCGTCCGTCCAAGAATGCTAAAGTGACCCTGGTAACAGGTCATAAGTGCAAAGGACTGGAGTTTGACCAAGTTATTCTCGGCGCAGACTTCCCTTCTAACTACAACAAAGAAGGTCAGTGGGTAGGTTTAGAAGACGCAGAGCGTAATTTACTGTATGTAGCTGTTACTCGTGCCATTAAAGTGCTACAGTGGAACGAAACAGTCCAAGAAATCCTCGATATGCAACGCGAAGTGATGCGTGAGGATACAAACGCAGAGTTTAACCACTTGATCAAGAATCAAGTTAACTCATTAATGAATGATGTGGAGGTATAATTGTACATTTCAACAGGTAAATATGAAGTCCGAGAGATTTATCTTCCTGCTGTAGCCTTTCAATTGCTTGTAAAGGCAGCAAGTGAGAACATTCAATGGACTGCATCACAGACGCAGGAACCTGAACCCGAACATTTGAAGGGTAAACGCACCCTTACCCTGTATGGTGTAAGGTATATTGAGGAGGTGGTGGCACCTTCTATGTTCGATAAATATACTGGCAGACCTAATATGGTTTATCCAGTAGGAGCACGATAATGGATAAGAGCGCACTTATTGCTTGGGCAGAGAAAGAACTTCACGATCCCCACACCCAAGAAGCTATTCAGAAAGCTGTTAACTGGTTATCTGAGAAAGGCTTCACTTGGGCAGAACACGAGGTTGAAAAGATCCTCGCTTCATTGAAAAAGAAAGATTGACGTTATCTAAGGAGTGTCGTAAGATGCTCCTAACTTAACGAGGAGGGACTATGAGCTATATTGGAAAATGCTATACGGTTTTAAACGACGATGAAGAAACTATTGCACAATGGCCTGAGATTAAGACAGGCTTTGCGTTTCAGATCCTAAAGGTAGAAAATCGTGATGGCCTATATCCAGGCGTGACTCGCCTCCGCTGCCTGTCAACGGATAAGATTTTTGACGTTGAATATCCTCTTCACGATGGCGGCGAATCTTGGTTCTGGTGTCTCGTTGCATTAGATGAAGCAGGAGAACTATCGCTTAAGCCCCTGAAAGAGCGACCATTAAAAGAGGAACCTCTGGGGAAAGTCCATATGGGACACTTCCAAGGGCGGGAAGTAGATATTGCTTATGCATTGTCTGCATTAGCCGCTCAGGAAGGCTGTGACGGGGAAGAATATGACCTGATGGAAAAAGCATCCCGCTATATTCGTTATCTGGAAACACAAATTAACGCTTGACTTGTTAAACCATAACAGGCAAGATTAACAAAAATAAAGAGGAGATCATATGAAAGACACAGTAAGCATTATCAAAGCAGATCGTATTTGTGCTCGTTTTGACAAAGACCACGCACGTTTCGCAACACTGACAAACCTGTTAGGTGCATTTGACCTGGCTAAGTCCAATAAAGCAAACCTGGCTAAGACGGATAACGATATTCTTCTGCCTGTCCTCAAGGCTGCTCTAAGCGATGCTAAGGGTGCAGCAGAAACCTACCGTAAACTTGATGACGCTAAGCGCCGAGAGGCATCAGAACGCGATGTGCGCATTCTGGAAGGCTATATGCCGGAACAGTTAACAGAAGAAGATCTCGTGGAGATGATTGCTGAGTTTAAGGCAGAAGGTAAAAAGATGCCTGACTTTATGAAACATCTTCGTGAAAACTATGTCGGTGCTTTCGATGGTAAACTTGCTTCATCTCTGGCTACAGCTTCCCTCAAATAAGGAGAGAAATATGAAATTCTTAAAATGTACTGCTACCGGTTCACCATCTTCTTTTATCGAAGGTAGAATATATCGTGTATTAGGTGCAGGTCAGTTTAACAGCCGCCTCAACTGTAACACGTACCTGGTAGCCTCAGAGATTGGACATAATATTGAAGTTCCATTGAACGGAATTGTTTGGCAATTTGTTATGCTGGAGATCGACATTGAACAAATGTTCTTCAACTACAAAGAGAATAAAAGTGTTGTGGCCCCGCTGATCCAAGCAGGTATTATTGCTGGCTACAAATCTTGGGAAAGTGCTCAAGAGTATACTGCTCTTATTAACCCTTCACTGGAACACAAACACGCAATATTCTTTGATGAGCGTGAAGGTATGAACGGTGTGGATAGTGGTAATGTCCAGATGCATAAACCAAATACCGATCTTTTTGAAGTGTCTGGTGCGGATTTCTTGGCTGCATTCTTGGATAAAGTAGGCGTAGATCAAGATCCAATCGCATCTGTAGCAAAAGAAGAGAAACCACGAGTTCCTCGTGTTCGTCGGAAACGTAAGGCACCTCCTAAGAAAACCACTACATCGGCTACGCTGCGCTACAAGAATGGTGACTCTTTCACCTTCCGTAGTGTTAAGAATGTATCTCTAGTGGATGGTATTTTCTCTATCATCACAGAGAAGAAAGTCGAAAAAGGTATCTCTCAGCGAGTACTGAATAAGATCGATGCTAAGCTGGTACGCAGTGTTATGCTAGAATCTCCGAAAGGAGTTGAAGAAGTGTATCAGGATTATTTCCTGGATGGTCAGTGGATGGTGTATGCCCAAGACCGCACCATTATGAACAGTAAGATGTTCGAACTACGTTTCTAATACAATAAGGGGCTTCGGCCCCTTTTGAGGGAGTAATGCACGAACAATATTTGCGATGGATGCACCAAGATATAGGTTGCATCATACGTATGGTGGGAAAGAATTACAGTACTCTGTTAGAGAATCCCAATTTTAAGCACGAAGAATTCCTCTTAACGGGAGGATTTCAGATGTTAGCGGTTTATAAGATGCTGTTGGATAGTTGTAAAAATACCGGATCTGATATTGACATTGATACTCACTTAGGGTATTATTTCGAGATTGAAGATATCTATAAAAAACGATGGGAGATAAAAGATGAAAAATGATATGCGTGGTAAGAATGTAGTGGCTGTTATGGTTAGTGGTATGGAGCAGTGGCTGACCGAAGGTAAGTCGTACACTATCGTTGAACAGTGTGATAGCCTGTTTTACGTAATGACTGATGAGGGTTATGTGGGTGGGGCTAAGAGGGATCGCTTTATCCTAGACACCTCTACAACACCAGAAGGTAAGCACATCCCTACCTTTGCCCGTGCGCACTATGCTAAGAAAACTAAAAATGTTCGTCGTCCTAAGCAGAAGCCACCTGTCCGTAAAAAGACTGATATCTTGATTACCTACGAGAACGGCGCTCAGTACGAACTGACGAACGTTGCTTCCGTAGCTGTCATCGGTATGGACACAGTGTTTATCTCTCAGCCTGTGGCTTCTGGTGAAGGATTTGAGACCGTTAAGACTACCAAACTGGAAGGTGTGATTCATCTGGAGTTAGTTACTCCTAATGACCGTATCCATATTCAAAATCAGGAAAAGCATTGGGAAGTCAAAACCAATAAAACTTCTGTATCTGCAACGAAGTACATCTGGGAGGCTTAATGTTTATGCGTCTGGACTTATCTAGCATTATTGAAACAAGTGTTGAGAAAAAAGACGGACGCTCTCTGAAAGATATTGCCCTTTACCTAAATTCTGAATCAGGGGAAGTAGCCGATTGGCTGCTTAACCCTCAGAAGCGGAAAGAGGGGTTACTCGGAGAGTGCTCGGATGTAATCATTTGTGTAGTTGATCTGGCATTCCAGTATCTTAAGACACAACATCCCTACTCAGAACTTGATGACCAAAGTTTGGCAAATATTCTCTCAGTTATGCTGGAAGAAACTATCGATAAAAAGTGCGAAAAGTGGGCAGGTAAATGATGGCAGTCTTTGGTGAGATTATACTTGTGGCTCTGGGCCTAGTGATCTTTCTTTGGTCTACTTTCGTAGCATATTTTGTCAGTAAGTTGCAACACGTAGGTTTTGTATTTGTTCTGCCAATGTGCCTGGGACTTTTAATGATATGGGTAGGAATTCATTATGGCCCCATAACTGTGTCAACAGGAGGGTAAATGAGATTAAGAGCAATAGAGAATAGGCGTATAAACCGCTTAGCCTTTCGCGTTATGTTGGGGAATGGCCCTAGCAAACATAAACTGGACTTCAATATGCGTAGGCGTATAAAAGGTTTCAGTATGTACCGATCTAGTATGCCGTATGAGCGTTTCTTGGACAACAGGACGGGCTGGTATGATTGATTATCAAATTGGAAATCTGATTGATCAAGGTAAGAAAGGCAACGTCCAAGTGATCGCACATTGTGCTAACTGTATGAATACTATGAAATCGGGTATTGCCCCTCAAATCGTGAAGGCATTCCCTTATGCAGCAGAAGCAGATAAGCAAACAGTCCGAGGTGACAGGGAAAAGCTAGGTACTTTCAGCTTAGGTATCGCTGAACCAGAAGATTACGATCTTTTAGGATATAATTGTCCTGATGTTTTCAATCTATACGGTCAATATGGCTTCACCAAACGTCAGCTAGGACAACGTGACCTGGACTATGATGCGATCTACAACGCACTAGAGGGAATGGCCTTTAAGCTAGTTGATTGGGGAGCAGAAGACCTAAACATAGGACTACCCGCTCTAGGTTGTGGGTTGGCTGGAGCCAAATGGAGAATCATTGAGGCAATGATCGAAGAAACTGTTTGCCTTACGGATAACCGTGTAGTAGTATTCTCCCTATCGAAAGAAGCGCAAGACGCACTATTACGGAGGTAATGTGGCAAAAGTATTTACAGTGACAAAGTTCCCGTATGATGATGTAACAGTCCTGGTGAGTGATGGTGAAAACCAGACAGGATTTTATGTCGGAGAAACGGAAGAAGCTGGCGTTATTAGTTTAGACGCCTTCCTGAAAGCAGTAGATGTATCTGAGTGGAAAGAAGACCAGCTTAAACTGTTCAACAGCCCTCTGTTTAAAGATACACCTCCTGGCAATATGATCGGTGAGTTCACCATCCCAATTACAACATAAGGAGATATAAATGGAAGCTATTGTGGCTATCTTTGTATTCTTGGTATTTATTTTTATTTCATTCTTGATTATGCTGATCCCCAGCTTCCTGCTGATTTGGGCGTATGATTATGTCGCAGTTCAGTTTGATTGGCACGTACTTGCTCTGAGTTGGGGTAACGTCATCTGTGTTGCTATTCTTATGGTAATTGCACGTAGCATCTTCAAGAAAAACTGATTGACAAAGAGGGAGGATGTGTTATCCTTCCCTCATCAAAGAAACAAGGAGGAAGTATGGAACAATTAGTACCTAACGCAGACTATCAGCTTATGGTGGAAGTCGGTGACAAACAGCTTAAGTTTGACTATGTTGGACAC